AAATTGCTTTGTTAGCAGCACAACAAGAACGACTATCCGAGCTAACTGATGTAGTTGCTAAGTTGGAGGAGAGCATTCAAAATGACGAAGACGATGATTAGCACAACGATTGACACTGTAGAGAATATAATGCCGGCTGGTGCCACTCTTAACGAATGGCGCGACCACGTCTACGAGTGGGCACGAGGCAAAGGCTGGTATGACGTGGAGCGCGACAAAGACGACCTATTCGCACTTCTTCACACCGAGGTTAGTGAAGCCTTTGAAGAATACAGAAATGATCACGAGCCATCGAAGATCTATTATAACGACGGCAACGACAAACCCGAAGGCGTACCTATCGAAATTGCCGACTTGTTTATCCGGATTATGGACAATGCCGGCTATTTAGCTATTGATTTGGATGAAACGCTGGCGAGTGCATTAGACAAAGCACACCTTGCTCTATATGGATTGAGCATAGGCGACTGGTGCAAGCTGGTTGAAGACTGCATGCACATAACCACCTCCATACCTATCGCCGACTGGTCTGTGTCATACTGGATATGTTTGCTTAATCAGTTCATAACAAGAGCCTGGGAAGGTTCTGATAAATATATGGCTATCGGGCTAGTTCGCATTATCGCTGTGATCCTTGTCGGCTGTCGTAAATTCGACATCGTCCTGGTGTCCGCTTTGCAAGTTAAGATGGCTTACAATCACACTCGAGAATACAGGCACGGAGGCAAGCGAATATAGCTGTGCCAGATAGGAATCCAGAATGAAATCACAATTGAAGGAGAGAGTATGTCACGCACTTGGCGAATTTGCATTATTGGGTTTCTGACAGGATTCATTGCATTCCAGGTATTTTGGCATTGTTGGTTATCATGAGGAGAAGCAAGAGTGAATAGGGATGAGTTTGAGAAACTATACGCGGAACATAGCGGAGTTACAGTCGAGTATTTGCGCCAGAATCGTCAATATGTGATACATTGCGATTGCGGAGGACCTTTATGCCAAGGTTGGCAAATGGTGTTTTTGCAATCCGACATTGAGGTTGATGAACTAGAAAAGTAGAGCCGGTGACTTAATCTTTCCAGGACATGATATGGGTCGCGCCACATTTTGTGTGTCGTCAGTTCTACTCCGCGCACACGGTTTAGCGGTGATTTCTGGCCTTGTGCGCGGGCGCTAACGTGTGTTAGCTTGGACGCTAACCTCTTGGCGATTATTTGGCTTGATCAGGTAGTGGCCAAGGGGCTGGCGTTCTGCGGTGATCTATCTCATAGGGAGACACAGCGCAGGTCGCCGGTATAGAGAAAGGAGGAGCTATAGAAGAGATAGAAGTGTTGCCGAGGAACCGGGAGGGACTCGGTTTCTAGCTTTTAGCGCGACGCGAGAGGGTGAGGGGTACCAGGCTCGTAGCTCTCTCGCGCCGACTCAAGAGATCAGTAGCCGGCAGCCACCTTCGGGGCGTAGGTGGTCCTGCCTGCCGGTCCAGCGAAGGGGAAATTGTACATGGACATAGAGATAGACATAGAAACGAGAAGGATAAATAAGTTATTGGAAATGATGGACGGCAAAACTCAGGGAAACGGGGGTTTTGAACGTGGGTTGTTTTTCTTGCTAAAGAGATATAAATCGTCTTTGCCACTACTTAATGATTATTTCCATAAAGCATTTCGTCAAATAGATATAACTGATTCCAGTCTTGTGGATATGGCTATATGGAACGCGTTACAAGACAGCGAAATTTTCTGGCATTGTTTTGAATGCGTTCAGGACGAAAAAGACACTGATGACAAACCAAATTAAAACAAGCCGGCAAATTTAGTGTTTGCCAGAACAACAGAGGGGGCGAATTATGACACAATGGGAACTAATTACATTTGATTTGGTGTCTCAGAAGTTTGAAGAAATGTACGGAGAGGCACCTGATTATTTAGATGATGCGATGTTCGTCTACAAGGCCGGCGAGCGATTTTCCTGGTATTCCGGCGAGTGGGAATTTTTTGTCCAGCGAAGATGTTCGAAATGTGAGCAATTTCAATGGTCCAAAACATTCACAGATCGCACTGGCTGCGATTATCAGATTGAGCACTTTGAGATAGCCGATCCTTGTAATTGCGATAACATACAGTGGTCACTTTAATGGCTGAGCCATTAAAGTGAAACAAGCCGGCGACTCACACGTGTGAATCACCGGCTCAATACGCAGCGGAAGCGGCCCGCGGCGCAAAAGAAGTATACGAGGAAGTGGGCCAATTCCAAAGGGAGTTGGCTTTTTTATTCGACTTACTTGTATATGAAAAAACAATTTAACGTAACCAGCCTAGATTGGCCGGCTGAAAAGCTAGCCGAGATTCAGGCGCAAGACACGCGCAATCCACGATTAGCCATCGGCCTGGTATTTGTGGCCGGCTTCTGTTTCTATGTTCTGTTTATTGTTCTTTTCTCTATTGCTCTTGGCCTGCGCAGCCAGTTGCACTTGCTGCCTGACATCGCGATCACTGGCGCTGTGCTGGATCTTCTCGCTTGTGGTGCCGTGTTACTTCGATTGACCGTGTCTGGTTTTCATACACAAGTTTATGTGCTGGAGACAGAGCGGATTGAGCACCACTTTGTTCAGACTCGAAACAAGTCGGTGCCGACCGAAGACTTGTTGTATTTCTTGCAGCGTGTCAACGTGACCGGCAGATCGGGAATTAACAGCATGCGCCAGGCCGAGTTTCCTTCTGGTCGCAAGTGCAACGATAATTACTATGCGGAAATGGTTGAAGCGTTGGAAGAGGCCGGCATATGGAGAAAAAGCAAGGGCAAACGGAAAGCTGGCGGATTACGCGTGGATTATAAGGAGGCATTGCAGATATTAAATGTGGAATAACACTTGTAAATATGGTCATATTTGGATATGGCCAGGCAGCAAGTCGGAGTCACCTGAACCTTTGGCACAGCAAAGATGTTTGTGCGGGCAACTCGAATGGCAGAGCCGGTTTCTCATTGTATATCATAAACTACCAAAGCACCACGTCCCGCCCCTACTCGAGTAGGTCAAATGCCCCAAAACGCTATCAGGGCGATAGATAGATAGAGATAGGGCGCATATTATGTCACGGGCGTAAGATTATGGTCAACACTGTTTGATTGTTGTGAGGCCCAGAGAGGTGCGTCGGTTATTCGATAACGCAAGGAAATTCACGTATAAACCCCCACTTTTCTCCTTATGTATATTGACATTGATTGCCGATTGTGTTATAATATAGTCACGGAACCAACAACACACACAAGAAAGGATGTCAAGGAAATGGGTTGGAAAGCAATACTGACAAATAATACAGACTTCCGCCATGGTGCAGAATTTGCAACAATAAAAGAACTTCGCGGATTTGTAGGAAAATATTATGTCGGGGAAGAAGGAAACGCGTACTGGGAAGTATGGAAAGTCAGCTACGAGACTCTCGATGACTTGCCTGACGGATTATGGGATCTATTGATCCCGAATGAACAGAACGACTCATGGCGCTTAGCAAAAACATCATGGGGAGATTGAATAGTCATGCGGATCTTGATTTCTCCGCAATCATGCAATGGGTGGAGGATAACTAATGACACTCTCGAATGGTCAAATGCTGGCTGCTGTTTTCGCCAACGCTTGTGATAAAGATCCCGACTTCCCGAATGGCTTGCAAGCCATTCGGGGTAGGGCAGACATTCATTATGTTGATGACAACGAAATAGACTTTGAAGCCACAAATGACGGCATCAAAAAAGATGTTGAGATGTACGAACTTGGAAAAGAGACACTTGGAACGCATATGCTGACATACTCGAAGCGAACGACTGTTCCGTATTCGGTTGATTCCAAGCCGATGGTAGAAATACCTGATGGCGCGAGCTTTATTGTGGTAAATTCAGGTCACATTGCGACATCGCCGGCCTATCGATTTGCGATCTTCAAGGAGTGTAGCTAATGGAGTTTTCAATCCATCGCATTGATGAGCCCCACGAAGCGTCTATGTACGCACTTGTAACCGAGGACGAGCACGGTTTCGTCCTCGGGGAATTGAGCGAAGTGCATGAGGCGGCCAAGGCGATTAATGAATTCCTGGCTACCGGGAAAGACGCCGGCGTCATCGACAACCTAGATGAGCGTTTTGGCTTCAAGTGGCTCACGGTTGAAGAGGCTATTGATATGGCGTACAAAGAATCGCGTATCGATGTGCCGGCTACGTCGATACGTTGGTCCTGTCGGCAAGGTCATATTCAAGGCGCAATCAACAGTGGCCGCCAATGGCGTTTCCCGGCTATGCGTTTTCGGGGATGGTTGACGCGCAAGTATCAACCACGTAAAACTAACAACAAGCCGGCCACGTAATAGCCGGCGGAGGAGATTGAAATGTCATATAAAATAATTGTTGACGGAGATACACTAGAAATACGACCCTTGTGCCCAAAGTGCAAAGAAGGCTTCGGTAAAAGCCAAAACAGTTATCAAAATGGGCCTTCGATAAAGAGCTATGAGAGTTGCGCAAAGCAAGAGTGCGACGGGTCATGGGTGGATCGGAGTGAAAACGGCCGGTTAGTTTCTACAACCGGTGATATTCCGTATTCAACGGATGGGTATGGAAATTATTCGACAAATGACGGACCGTCATTTGTCGATCCTTTAGGCGAGACAATAAATAAACATCTCGCACAAATGGGGATCAAGTAGCGATCCCCACACTAATGGTTATGTCGAGAAAAGAAGCAAAAAAGAATGAGGCCAGATAAGTTTACAGTGTTCGATTCTGTTGATAGATACAACGAACTAAATTAAGGGAGGTTTAGTATCATGACTGCCCGTGACATCGAGACGAGGCTAGACGGAATGACTGAACAGGAGATAAGAGATTTGAAAGCTTCGGTCAAGGCGCCGAACAAGTGCAAATCGGGTGATCCCGATTTGAAAGTCTGGTGGGCGTGCCAAGACCGTTTGAGTAACCTGAGAGAAAAACGACAAGGAGAACAATTTCTCTCGGGCGTCGCCGATCATTATAGTTTCGGAGGACAAGTAGCGGCGAATAGTGGCAACTCATTTGAACTGTGGATCGCCGATCATCCATACCACATAATTAGCCAAGATTTTGAACGAGGCTACCGACAAACCTCTAATGAACTTGCGGTAATTTAGTTTTTGGAGGATAGATAATAGATAATGCTTATAATGAATTCCTGGCTGCCGGGCAAGACGCCGGCAGTATCGATAACTTTGGTAAGCGACTTGAAACTAAGTCGCTTACTATTGATATATAACGAATTACTAAATCAACGAAATTTAGTATGTTGCGCTTGCTGACGCGCAAGTATCAACCATGTATAACCAACAATAACAAGCCATGGAGGACACTGAAATGCCAACGTCAAGCGACAAAGACAGATGGTCGAGAGACCACGATAAATGCGTAAGCTGTGAAACAAACAAAATTCCGCACCAAGCACGAGGGCTTTGCACGAAGTGCTACAACAAAGCCCTATACGAGGAAACACGCAGCGATCCCGAAAAATTGGCTGCACTGCAAGCCAGATGGCGCGAGCAGCAAAAAGCGAATCCAGTGCCGACAGATCGCAAGAGTGAGCAGAATCGCCGGCACTATCACAAGAAAGGCAAGAAATAATGCATTATCTAGATTTTATGAGTCTATATCAACGAAACATGCGCAGAATGGAGGAAATTGGAGGCAAACAGTTCCTTTCTACTATGTGTAAAGCATATCGGACTTGGTGTGGCCTGTTCCAAGTAAATGCAATAAGCTCTGCAGCAAACACAGCCAGATCAGCGGCATCACCAGCAGCTTACAATTCAGCTATTTCGCGACTGGAAGAAGCTAAAAGCGATGCCGCCAACACTCTCGCCAATATAGACGAAATGTGGCTTGGATCACCAGATAAGCAATATAGATTCAGTAATCACCATATTTCTGATAAGGAAAGAGATTTGCCATTAGCACCCAAAGACAGCTCTGGAATAAGCAGATTGCTGGTGCAACACGCCACTGAATTCGAGCAGTGGCTTCATTACGGTAATGTCAATCGTCCGCACGATATGATAGATGCTGTTGCGCGCTTCAACCAACGCAACAATCCATGAAACTCAAGATCAATGCGCCGGCCGTCCACCGTTTCATTCTTCTCAACAAATCGACTTCCACGACCGAACGCAAAGAACCATGTTAGAACTTGTTTGTATATGTCGCAATGAATCTGACCAAACGTCTGTGGATGAGCAGTAACCCCCTCTACCCTGCCGGCCTTCGTCACCGCCAAAAACGCTGCCTATCGGCAGGCAACGCCGTTATGTCACGAGATCGGGCGAATAATTAGAACATCCTTGCTAGATTCGTCCCGAAAATGTGGGCCGGTTCCCCACCAATAATCGATGGTCAAGTCACGGGTGTTTTTTGTGGTGGTCAGTCGAGTATCGGGAACCAAGAGCAGGTCGATTTTCTACGAATCACCAAAAATCGTGGGGAAAACGGCGGGTTTTGTGGGGAAAACGGCGGGTTTTGTGGGGCGTAGCCGGGACTGGTGCCCAGCTACATAATGGTTTATAGTGCGAAGTTGAAACAAGGATGAAATGGATAAATATAATAGCTTGGCACGTTAAGTCGCTGTTTTACGTGGCTTTGACATTGCATGCCAAGAATTGCCGGCGTCATGCGGATGAAGCCTTCGAATATCCCGAAGGTTGCATGGTCTATCAAATTGGTTTCATTTGGCTGGCTTTCGCCGAGATTCTTGAAGACCTGGCAGCGGCTGTGATGGGGATAACATGAAGAACAATTATGAATTAGACTTGTGTATTAACTTGCTGGTCTATGCCGGCTTGTCATCTAAACATACGGAGGACATGACGGTTCGCGAGGTTTTAGAGGCAGCCGCATTGTTCTTTGGAGAGAGGATGGTTGAAAAAGCTATCACCTCGATGGGCAATAGTCAAGAAACGTTAGACGATATAAGGTATGAACAGCCTGATTTTTCCCATATACGTGCAATGGTTGATCAGATGGAAATTATGGAGCCCGATATTCAGCGCATAGGCCACCTGGTTTCTAATAACCCTGAGATATTTGGTGACAAGCCAGCCGGCGAATTGGCGTTAAAGATAGCGGCCGAGTTCTTGGAAGCAGTATGCAGAGGTGATAAATGAAAGAGCAAGAATTAAGAGAGACCCCGGAAGTTGATCACTGCTCCTCTGAAGCCATAGAATTGGATTTATGTAACGTTGCGAGTGCCGGTAGCACGACCAGTAGTTACTACGTCTAATTTAGATTATGCGAAGTAAACTGACGTTGTAGAGCAGGGAGGTGTTGAGCCTCCCTTCCCAATAGATCCATTAATGTAAGGAGAGAATGATGACGGAAGCTATTCGAACAGTAACGTTAAGCCAAGTTGAGATTCAGGAAAATGGAATCATTAGAAACGAGGCCGGATACCTAATAGGTCGTTTAGTAGATCGTGTGGAATTTGATAGTAAGCATATACAGAAGCCAGAAAAAATATTGGAAGAAGCTGTTGTACTGCAAACAGCGGAACCAGCACCAGAAGACAATCCGACAGAGCATCGGCGGAGATTCGCGGAAGAGTTGAGAAACATTATTAATAGATATGGTATTGAAAATGGCTCCGATACACCGGACCTTATTTTGGCTGAATACTTGGCAGGCTGTTTAGATGTTTTTGATGCTGCGGTTAATACTCGTGAGAAGTGGTATGGACGAAACAAAGAAAACGAGGCTTGGACAACATCTTAGTTCGCCATTCCATTAAGCAAATCTGTCATGCCCGAATGCTCGTGGCTGAGATAATGGACAACGCCTGCTGTGCTCGAGGGCATGATTTTCTGTTGGCGTTGTTAAATGGATCAACATCCATGTACGCCAATGGTATGTACACAATGTCTATGATTGAGTTAATTGAGGAAGACCTAAACGTAACAATCAAGCTAGAAGATTCTGGACTATTTATCTATGAGCACTGGCCTACCTAAAAAGTGATTAATTGACACATTAGTTCGGATATGATACAATCTTTGTAAGCCTGCCCACACTTACGATACAAATGCCAGGGGGGCAGGTGGATCAAGCCAGGAAGCGCAAAATCATTACGGCGTTGAAGAATTTTGGCAATAGCTTGATTGCCTCTGTGGATTGGATGCAAGTCAGACGGTCATTAATCCGACTTGCAAGCGAACTCAAACAAATAGAAACTGAAAGCTAGCTAGTCCCGCACTGCACATATCGATGTGGGGTGGAGCAGTGGTAGCTCGCCAGGCTCATTACCTGGAAGTCGCGGGTTCGAATCCCGCCCCCACCACTAACCGCGCCGCTAGCTAGAACACAGCCCGCTAATTTGGCCCGCTGTACTCGCGATTTGTTTGCGAGGCAGCGGGCTTTTTTGTTGTTTGCAACCGGTTACTTGTATTGGAACTTGAGAGAGAGATTAAGCGATTGTTTCCTCCTGTCCAACTATCGCCAGAAGCCAGTCATAGAATATTTGAGGCCACTTATCGCAAGTGCGTTAGGAAAGGCTTGCTTCGCGCTGGTCCTGTTCCCTGTTTTGCTGGTCGGCTGCGGTTTTACCGGTGTTCAAGACGGTATGCCTCTGATACGCAATATGCAAGTGAGCGCGATTGCGACGCCCTGGGGCGTCCTTTATTTCGGCGGTTCGGAAACGAACGCCAGGATAGTTGCGCATGAGGCGTGCCACATTGAACGCATGCGCAAACTTGGCGCGATTCGCTACTACTGGGATTATGTCACGTCGACTGAATGGGCTTGTCAAGAAGAGCGTCGCTGTGGTTGGCGCGGCCCTCATCCGGCTTGCTGGCGATAATGTGGAAAGGTTGATAAATGAATAGAAGGAAGTTTGTCAAAAATCTGTTTTGCTCTGGTTTGATAGGTGGATTGGTAGCGGGATTGCATAATCCTGAATATACCGCAGCTTCTGAGGATGAGCATAAGCTCCCTGGTATTTCTCTGTCCAATGAACAAGGTGACAAATGGACCATATATGTCGACCCGAGTGGAGAATTAGCATTTGCAGCGAACGATGACCCGGAAATCGTCGTCTCGTTTCTTCCGCCTGAACCAACTCGGTAATCCAAGATAATGGCAATATTGGTGGCAAGGTTTGCTGACATACAAATTGACAGATTTCTCCCTTCTCCTCCTCATGGATTGGCCGGCGTCAAGGGACGGGCGCCGGCCTGTTCTTGTGGGCGATTTGAGGTGTAGCCAATGATCCTGCCAGACCACGATGATGAATTCAAGGATTATGGAAGAAAAAAACATTGGCGAAGTTCTTCGTCGAATAGATCGACTGGAAGCAGTACTAGAAGAACGCCATAAGCAGAACAAAGAAGAAATGACCGCTATTCATAAAGATCTAGACCGCTTTGAAATACGGCTACGTGACGTGGAGCTTACGCAAGCTAAGCTTTTGGCGGTGGTCACAGGTGGTGGCGGGATTGGCGGTGTTATTGCCGGCGGTATCTTGCTGGCCGGCAAAACACTTGGTTGGTTTTGAAGCGGTGAGTGCGGATTAGGGGATTGGCGAGATGAATATCGAAGAGTTGGTGCGGTCCAAGAAGTTCAAGGTGTTTCTTGGCGCTGTCTTGACCTGGGCCGGTGTTGCGTTAACGGATGGCGTTATCAGTATCGAGGAGCTTCAAGAGTTTGTTAAAATCGTTACCGTTTATCTCGGGAGTCAAGGCGTCGCCGATTTTGGAAAAGGTGTGTCGCCGGCGGTGTTGGCTTTGATGGAATCGTTTACTAACGCGGCGCGCCAGACGCAGGAGGTGAAGAGTGAGTAGCGCTGAGAGCGCATTGATGGCTTTCCTTGACGGTGCCGGCATTGAAGGCAACGCACGAAATGCGTTGCTGGACCTGCTGAGCGCGGCGGAGCAGGGTGCGGCAGAGGTCGTTAGTCCGCGCGGTATTGTGACCAGCAATGAGCAGATTTGGCGGTTTGATCTTGCCGACCGGCTGGAAGATATTCGATCCGGCAAGGAAGGTGCGGTTAACGAGAACACACAGATCGGTGTTGGCGTGGCGCGCCAGGTTGTTCAGGATGTAATGTCGGGCCGTGGCCAACAGGCTGTCAGGGAGATTACGGCGGCGATTGCAGCGGTTGAGAAAATCAATGACTGAGAAGCACCTGGTCATCTTTTCGATTGATCTTGGCGGCGTCATGGAGCACAACCAGCGCAAGCCGTGGATTGGTTCGCTGGCGTTGATTGATGCGCTGGCGGAGGCTATGCCGGCTGATACTGGGTATGGTTTTTTTGGTATCGCAGATGAATGGTGTCATAAGCCGTTGTTCGTACTGCCAGGTGAAATGACGCCTGGCCAAGTAACGGATTTTCTGCGTGATGAAGTTAAAAGCCGTTATCCTGGCGGGACAAGCCGGTTTGTTCAGCAGATTCATGGTGGTGCGAATGTGTTTAATCTGTGCAAGGCAGGTTTTGACAAGGCCGACGTTATTCATTTGACAGATTGGCCGGAGCCTGTGCGAGATGATGCGCTGCGGTATATTCGGCCGGACGGCTCGGTTAGAGACAATATTTCTGGCTATAACTTGACCGGTTTCGAGCACATGACCAAGCCGAAAAGGTTGTTTGAGGATTATGGCGTGCGCTGGCACGTGGTGCCAATTGTCCAGTATAACCGGCGGTGGCGATTTGATCGCACGGTCTGGAAGGCGCTGGAACATATGGCTACCATAACTGGTGGTTTGTTTGCGTTTGATGCTGAGCGTGATGACGATTGGTCGCATTTCCCAGGCTTGGGCCGGCGACTGGCTGAGAATATCCAGAAGAGCAAGGCGCGGCTGTTCAATCATCGGTGATGCGATTTACTAATTTGGTACTGAAAACTATGAAATTAGTAGTTAGGTGATTACAGGGCCTACTATGGAATACGTAATGCGAGTCAAGAAGATTGTACCGGAAGACCACAAGGTCTTTCGTGGTTCGAGCAGTTTGATGGTGGCTATGCAGGCTACGGCTTACGTCAATGAAATCTATGGCGAGATGATCGACAAAGAGATTGACAAGCATTTGCAGCCTGCGAGCGGGCATTTCGCGGACTTGATAGACAAGATTCGTGAAACCATAAAGGAATTCAGGCCAATGTATGTGGCTGCGGCGTGTAAGTTGTTTACAGAGCCGGCAAAACAATGAAGAATATCGGCGTTCAATCTTTGCTATTTGACGAGCGTGTGTTGACTGCGTTGCAGCGTGGCCAGCCGGCGGTGTTTAAGCTCATTGACCCGGACGCCGGCTGGGTGAACCGAGTGCAAGAAGCCGTTACAGACGCAACGTTAGTTGGTCGTCTGCATGATTTGTCTCACCCGGCCAAGTTGGATGCTGAGAATGGTATCCGGCTGGCTAAGGCTTGTGCTGCCAAAGCGCAAGAAACGTACATTGAAATTTGGGAAGGCAGCAATGAGGTTGTGCCGGCGTCGTTGGATGAGTTCAAACGCTACGTTGAATTTGAGCATGCGTTTGCATTGGAGTTGGCCCGCCAGGGATTGAAGCCGCTGATCGGCGGGTTTGCGACGGGTACAACGCCGGTTGATGGTGATCCGGACTGTCAAACAAAGTGGCGTATTTTTTGCGATGCACTGGCCGATGCCTGGGGGATGCATTGGCATGAATACTGGTATGCGCCGCAGAATGGCATTATTGATGATCGCTGGAATGCTTATCGGTATGAGAAGTGGTGGCATTTCTTGCCGGAGAAGCTGCGGCGCGAGAAGTGGTTTCTTGTCAGCGAGTTAGGCGTTGAGGGGCACGATCCGGCGGTGGGCGCGCGTGCCGGCTGGGTTGGCAAGGCTACGGTGAATGACTACTGGTCGCACTTGCAGCGGTACGCTGATGCGTTGACCAACTTTAGTCCAAGGCTGGCGGCCACGCTATTTTACGCCGGCGACATTGTGGATAAATCATGGCAGTCCTACGACGTAATGCCATTGATTGGCAACCTTGAACAGGCCTGGAAAGGCGACAAAAAGCGCGTTTGGGGAGTAGGCGAGGCGAAGTTTGACGAGGAGCCGAATACGAACATGGATGTTGACAAGCTTAACAAAACGTTGTCTGTGCGTCTCGGAGAGGCAGGCATTGAGTACGATAACTTGATCGGCCATTTTCATGACAAACCTGGCTCAACTTGGTTGACGAAGAAACGAGACATGGCCGATCTACACGGTGTGGCGTTGCATCATTCTGTCGGTCCGCACAATGGTTCGACAAAATCTATTTATGACGCCAATGTAAGCCGCGATCTTGGCGGGTTTGCATATCACTTTGTCGGATACTGCTATAGGAAGCGTGATGGCAGCGTATGGCGTAAGGTTCGGTTGATGCGCAATCCGCGTGATTATGGCGCGCATGTTAAAGGCAAGAATCATGAGTGGCTGGGGTTTGTATGGCCAGGCGCGTATCATGAGGATGCGCCTGATTCTGGTGTGCTGACTGCGCAAGCGGAAGCTTTGGCCATTGTTGTCAAGGTTTTGCGCGAATGGACCGGCAACCAGGATCTTGTGTTGGATGCGCATGGCCAGATATTGCCTGGCTATACGGCGTGCCCTGACGGCGGCAAGTGGTTTAGTGACAAGTTGTTGCCGGCATTCGATAGGGCGATGGCCGGCACAACCAAGCCGCCAGAGGCAGACGATTATGCACGCGGCTGGAATGACGCTCTGCAGACGGCGAATCAGGCGTTTAGTCAAGTAGTGGATGATTTGCGAAAATGAGATACTTTCTAATCACGCTGCTCTGTTTTGGCGTAGCATTTCTGGTTTTGTGGCTAGCCATTGATACGGCTCATGTGGCCGGCGCAGCGTTGCCAGAGAGCAACAGCATTTCGTTGCGGCCATTGCAGCCGGCGACAACCACGGCGACGGTTGTCTTGCCAACTATGACACCATTGCCAACTTACACGCCGTTTCCTACCTGGTCTCCGGCACCGACGCAAACGCCGTGGATTCTTGTTGTGACTCGGATTGTGACGACTACGCCGGCGCCGAGTGTGGATCGCCGGCAGATCCATTACTTGCCGTTGGTTGGCAGAGCATGTAAGACTGAATGGCCGGCTGGGTGTTGACTGGGCAACCCTTTGTAAGGTGAAGAACTCTATGCAATGCGGCGCTAAAACTAGATCAGGCGCAAAATGCAAAAATAGATCAATGATAAATGGCCGTTGTAGAATGCATGGCGGAAAGACACCACGAGGTATTGCTTCTGCAAACTTCAAGACTGGTCGATATAGTAAGGACTTGCCGACCAGAATGGCTTCACGATATCGTGAAGCACAAGAAGACTCGGACCTGTTAGTATTACGCGATGACATCGCATTAGTTGACACACGTATTACAGATTTGCTGTCAAGGGTTGATACCGGTGAGGCCGGCGTTTTGTGGAAGACGTTGAAGAAAGCGTATGACGATTATCGCGCTGCAACGATAAAGAAAGATGCGCTGGCGATGGCGGATGCTTTGCAGACAATTGAGGCATCGATTAAGCAGGGTAACGCCGATTATGTTACGTGGTCCGAAGTGATTGATCTGGTGGATCGCCGTCGGCGATTAGTTGAAAGCGAGCGCAAACGGTTGGTCGAGATGCAACAAACGATTACGACCGAACGCGCTATGGCTTTGCTTGGAGCAGTGGTTGACACAATCCGCAAACACGTTGCCGACAGAGATACTCTCGTCGCCATCAGTAATGACATTGGAAAACTCGTGGTTATTGAAGGCGTCGAGGCAACTACATCCTGATTATGGTACCGCAGCAGAATTTGATATTCAAACCGATGACCAGCTTTGGCGATTTTGCCACGACGTTCTTGGGGTTGCTATCCCGCGTATGTCGTGTTGTGCCGGCCATGTTGCGCCCTTCCAGGCGTTTGCCGATGCTTACTTTGCGCGTTCCAGAATCAGCATTTGGAAAGCATCACGTGGCTTTGGGGGCAAGTCGTTTTTGCTTGCGCTGCTTGCCGTAACGGAGCAAATCGCTTTGGGCGCATCAGTGAATTTGTTGGGCGGTAGCGGGGAACAGTCTCTCCGTGTTCATGGCTATTTGGCCGGCACTGATCCTAATTCTGGAGGCATGTTTTGGGACGCACCAAATGCGCCACGCGCATTGCTTGCTTCGGATATCAAAAAGGAATCACGAACGACAAATGGTGGTATGATTCGCGCATTAATGGCTAGTCAAACATCAGTTCGCGGGCCTCACCCACAACGGTTGAGGCTAGACGAAATAGACGAAATGAGCCAGCCCATCTTTGACGCGGCCATGGGTCAAACAATGGCCGCGCGCGGGATTAAGGCTCAAACGGTGTGTAGCAGCACGCATCAGAATCCTGATGGGACTATGACGGAGGCGCTCAAGCGTGCCTCCGAAGGGGCATGGCCGGTGTATGAGTGGTGCTATCGTGAGTCTTTAGAGCCGCATGGTTGGTTGCCGGCAAGCGAGGTGGAGGAGAAGCGCACAGAGATCCCCAAGGCGATGTGGGATTCAGAGTACGATCTTCAAGAACCCAACCCGGAGGGCCGTGCGATCGATGGTGATGCGGTTGAGGCGTTGTTTGATCGGTCGCTTGGCGAGTATGAAGGTGATGTTGGCGAGCATATCATTGTGGTTGAGCCAGACGAAGAGTTGGAGTTTGTGACCGGTACAGATTGGGCGAAGTCTCGGGATTGGACAATTATTCATACGAACCAACGGACGGATGAGGGCCCTGATTTGTTGGCGGCTTGGTTGCGCGTTGGGCGTAAACCGTGGCCGGCCATGATCGCTGACCATGATAGGCGTTTAGACACGTACGACGGGACCGCGGTGCACGATGCAACGGGTGTGGGTTCGGTTATTGACGACTATCTTGAGAGCGGCTCTGAAGGTTTTGACTTCACCGGGCGCAAGGCGCGAGATGCGATGTTGACGGCTTATATTGCGGCGATTGAAAATGGCGAGCTTGTGTATCCGTGGATTCGCTATGCTTATAACGAACACAAATATGCGACGAATGACGATATTTATAGTGGCCGGCCAGGGCATTTGCCGGATTCTATTTCGGCTGGCGCGCTGGCTAAGTATGCGTTAGGAACAGGTTCTATTTTTTGGTAGTAATCATATGGCTGTGAATTCTACTTATATTGATGGCACGAAGAATATTCCGATCGAGGCATTGGATACGATGCTCTTTCCGGAGTTCTTTGATAGCGCGGATGCCGGCATCTCTGAGCGCGAGGCTTACAATTTTGTTGCGTGGGTTTATCGGGCGGTGCAGCTTCGGGCTAATGCGTTGAGCAGCATTCCGTTCACGGTGCAAACGAGTGCCGGCCAGGCTCAAGACCGAATAGATTTTCAAAGCATTTTGCCTCGATTGTTGCAGCTTACTGAGGCTAGTTTGTCTTTGCATGGTGAAGCGTATTGGCTCAAAGAAATCAATTTGCTCAACAATTTGCTTGCTATCAGGTGGGCGGTGGCGTCTACTATCAAGCTGAAGACTGATCCTATTGATGGTTTAGTGGGATTCACGCGGACGATACAGGGCGTGCCGAAACCATTAACCAAGGATGATGTATGCTGGTTTTGGCTGCCTGATCCAGAGGTGGAGCTTGGGCATGGCCAGGCGCCGGCGCAGGTAGCGCTTGAGGCGGCCGGAATCAATCGAAATATCAATCGGTATTCGTCGGCATTTTTCAAATCTGGCGCGATAAACCCGACCATTTTGAGCGTGACGGGGAATCCGGGCAAACAGGCGATGCGCGAGCTTGAAAGTTGGTGGAATCGGCTGGCGACGGGCATTAAGAATGCCTGGACATCGCGGGTGTTGAGATCGGAAGTGACGGTTACGCGCTTGACATCTGATTTGAAAGACATGGCGATGCCGGATTTGACTAAAAATAGTAAGGAGCAAATTGCGGCAGCGTTCGGTGTTCCGATTACGATGCTAGAGGATGCGGCGAATTTTGCTACGGCTAAGGAACATCGTGTTAGCTTTTGGCGTGACTCGGTTGTTCCTGACGCGAAGTTCATTGCCGGCAGCCTCAATGAACAGCTTTTTGAGCCGATGGGGCTTAGGTTTGCTTTTGTGTTCGAGGATATTGAGGTTTTGCAGCAAGATGAGGCAACAAAGACAGATTCAGTTATTAGTCTGGTTGATGCCGGCCTGATCAGCCCGATGGAAGGTCGTGAGATGTTGAATCTTGCGGAGCGGACGGAGGTTGATGAGGCGGATATTATTGATAGCGCTGAAGTACGGGCGCTTGATTTGAAGCGTTGGCAAAAGGTGGCTTTGAAGGAGTTGGTGGCCGGCAATAATCCGGCGCATCGGTATTTTCGGAGTGAGCATATTGGCGCGGGGTTGTATGAGACGATTCATGGCCGGCTGGCTGGTGCGGAGACGAAAGACGAGGTGAGGGCTGCATTTGCAGCCAGCTTTCCCGTCGCAGATTATGGCCATAGCTGGGCCGGCTATCCTTAAGTCGAGTGATCCACCTGATGCTGATGAACGCAGAAAACTTGAACGCAAGATGCAACGGTTAATGCTAACTTACTGGAATGACGAAGTGTTGCCGGCAGTTTTGAGAGAAGCGCAGATACAGACGGCAACGCGAACAGTCGGGGCCGTGTTCCGTGACTTTGGAAGAAAAATGAATCAGATAGTTTTGCCTGTCTTGGAGCGTGGCGTACAAAATGGCGTCGAGAATGCCGCAGCAGAATTGGAGGAGTTGGGAATTGGGATTGATTTTAGCTTGGTGAATGAAGGCGTGCTCAAATGGGCACGCAGTCATGGTAGTGAATTGGTGAAAGGAATCACCAAAACTTCCCGGAACCAGACACGGCAGGCTATCTCTAACTGGATAGCTAGCGGCGATCCATTGCCCGTCTTGGAAGATAAGTTGGCGGTTACATTTGGGAAGAAGCGTGCTGAATTGATAGCCAGCACAGAAGTCACGCGGGTGTACGCTGAGGGGAACATGCGGGCGTGGCAGGAGAGCGGTGTTGTTGAGGCGAAGGTCTGGCGCACGGTTCGGGACGAGCGGGTATGTCCGATCTGCGAGCCGTTTGATAACATGGTTGTGGGATTCAAGAGAAAGTTTACGCATCCGGATGATAAGATTGCGAAGCAGATTGGGAAGGTGATGGCTCCGCCGGCGCATCCACGTTGCAGGTGCTGGATTAGTCCGAGGGTGGTAGGCAGTGCGTAATTTTGTTGTCGGTCCATTTGGGGGGGATTGCAGGCCCGAACTTTGTATGGATTCGGTGTAGCTCAATTCGTCTAGGCGTTTGCTTTAATCGCCGGCCAAATATCTCCAGTAATCGATATTTGCCTTTGTGGAACGGCTGGCGATTTCAGGTGTTACGGGCAACGAAATAAGTGGCTGAAAACATGATGACGATCAATTGAAACAGCTCTTGGATGAAGGTTCCGTAGAACACAAAGTCGTGAAGGACTATGGGTTAGATATTGACATGTATAGATGGATTAAGACGGAAGAGAAATGAAACGTTGCATAGTTAAGGTGTCTACGCACTTGATTCTTGATGCGCTGGCATTTCCTGAAGGCTCTGAGATTGAGGCTTGTTTGGGGGAGAGAGCGCCTTTAGGGGAAATTGAGTTGATCATCAGCCATGATGATTTGCCAGATGTGCCCGAAGGCAACCCGTTGCCTTCACTTCTACCAACATTTACACTAGTTGGGGATCTGCCGGCTAAGTTCATTGAATTTGACTGGAATTTAGAAAACAAAGGGTATGGCTGATAACGCGATTACGATCAATGATCATGGCTTAGGAGATCGGCTGGCCAATGTGGACGCGCGTAAGTTTGCGGAGAAGGCCATGCATAAGGCTGTATTGCTGGTGTCGGAAAAAGGCAGCGAGTATCCACCTCCACCGTCTAACAGCACGTATCGCAGGACAGGCACGTTGGGCCGGAGTATAACGGGTAAGGTTGAATCGATCACGAAAGAAGTTCGCGGTCTTGTTGGTTCACGGGTTGTATATGCGCCGAACGTAATAGGCGACAAGCAGGCGCCTATTCACGCCGGCCGATGGGTTAAACTGGTTGATGTGGCTGTGTCTCAGATTCCACAAATTGAATCATTTTTTGAGGATGCTACGAAGGAAATAGCGGAGTTCTTGAAGAATGGGTAACAACGGAATTGAATCTAATCTTGTGAGCCGCCAAATTCCCGAGTCTAGTGGCAACATATCGATTAACATGTCAGGACAAATCTATCAAACGGTGATGGCATTGCGAAAGGCCAGGCTTGACGAAGTTGATGCGCTTGAACGGGTCTTGGAGATTTCGCCGAGGACGGCGGAGCTGCGGAAGTGGTATCGGGAAGGCCGGCTTGATAATGGTCCGGTGGGTGAGTAAAATTAGTTCAAGCGTGACCAAATAATCTGCAAAAACAACACGATTATTTGATTTGAAGATAGTGTAACAATTATATAACTGGCGGACCAATTGGAGCGCCGATTTTGACGACAGCCCGAGGGCAGGGGAGTCGTTGAGATCGGCGCTTTTTTGTTTGGGGTGATTTATGGCTGAGGCACGCGAGAAAAACAGTATCAAGCAGGACAGTTTGACGGATCGGTTGCGAGAGGTTGAAGGGGCTGTTTGGGATCAGTTGGGGCAGCAACAACAGGCTGAGCCCGTTGTTAGCAATGATGTTTGGCCTATTGAGGTATTCGATGATTTCGTGATTGTCGAGAGCGGCCGGCAACGCTTTTTCCGTGTGCCTTATGAGATGCAAGACGATGTTGTTGTGTTTGCTGCGCGGGATGAATGGGAAGAGGTTGAAAAGGTTGAGGAGTGGATTGCTAAGTCTTTGCAGATAAGGGCTCGTTTGGCGGCAAGGAATGCAGCCGGCAAGTTGGCGGGTTCTCGTGTTAAGTTGCTCGGGCAAACTAAGGATGTATATCGCGTCGGTGGCTACGGGGTTGTGTTCGGTGGCCGCGACTTGGTTGGCGACTACTTTACAAAAGACACTGACTTTTGGTTTGATCGGGTTACTGAGACGCCGATGGTGCTCTATGACCACGGGCAGGATGGGATGATCAAGAAGGTTGCGATTGGCCGTGTGAATGCCAAGCAAGTTGATGATATAGGTCTGTGGATTGAGGCGCAAATCGATCGATACAATGTTTATGCCGGCGCGATAAATGAACTGATTGATCAGGAAAAACTTGGTTGGTCGAGTGGCGCGGTGGCGCATTTGGTTGAGATTAAGAGCGATGGCTGCATTAAATCGTGGCCTGTTGCTGAATTTTCGTTAACACCAACGCCGGCGGAGCCGAGAACACTCGGCGTGTCGGAGTTGCGTTCGTTGTCTGAGGTGGACGGAAGCCTAAAGGCGGTTATGCCAGAGGGGTCGCTAGTTGAGAGCGGTCCGGGCGCTGCGACGGTGACTGTTCCGGAGGGCAGCACAATAACTATTGAGACAAGATATGAAAATGGAGATATTACGATGGGCAATGAAGTAGAACAAGCTCAAGGGGATGTTTCTGCTGAAGCTGGGGTGGTTGCTGGCAATGAGGTGAAACCTGTTATTGCCGCGCCGGCGGTTCCTGTCGCACCGGATAGCAGTGCGGAACTTGACGGGCTAAAGAATCAAGTAGCGGACATCGCTGCGACGGTGTCTGGATTTGATGCGCTGAAAACGACGATGGATGAGCTGTCGACTGGGTTTAACTCGGTTTTGGAGTATATGCAGAACACACCAAAGCTGGAGGGTGGTTACTACACCAATACGGGTGGGGCGACTGACCCAGAGGTAAAGAGTTTTGGCGATTGGCTGTTGGCTGTGCGGCGCAACGATGTTAAGCGGCTGACGAAGGTCTACAAGTCGACGAAGGATATGACGGAAGGTACGGGTACGCAGGGCGGGTACCTGGTGCCGCGTGAGTTTTCCGATGAGTTGCTCCAGATCACGCAGGCTAACAGTCCGATTGCGCAGCGTGTGCGGCGCATTCCGGTGAACAGTGACGCCGGCGATTTTCCGGCATTGGATCATTTTGCGGCACCGACGGCTGGGTCTGGCAATACGGCTATGGCGGCCGGCGTTACGGCGGCTAGTGTAGCCGAAGGTGGTTCGATTACCGAGACGCAGGCAACGCTTGAGTCGATCTCGTGGAAGGTCAACAAAGTTGGCGGCTTCACAGAGGTTTCTAACGAGTTGATTGCGGATAGCCCACAGGCGATTGAGGCATTGCTGACCGGTCTGTTTAGTGTGGCAATTGGCGCGAAGATCGAGCATTACATTGTGCGGGGCACTGGCGCCGGAGAGCCGCTGGGTATTTTGAATGCGGCATGTGCCATTGGGATTACGCCGGCGTCGAACAACGCTTTTGGTGAGGCTGACGCGCTGTCGATGATGAGCCGATTTAAGCCGTTGGGGGGTGCGCCGGCCTGGCTGATGCATCCAGGGATTATTCCAGATTTCAACAACTTTACGGCTTCTAACGTGGATATGGTCGATTGGACGGCGGCACTGCGCGGCGCGCTTTTGGGATATCCGATCATTTATTCTGAGCATTTGCCGCAAGATGACAACGCCGGCGGTGTGATCCTGGCGGATTTGAGTGCTTATCTGTTGTTCGAGCGGATGGGGCTTGCGATTGCGTTTAGCGAGCACGCGGCCTTTACAACTGACAAGGGTACATGGCGATTTTTGATGCGGCTTGATGGACAACCCTGGTTGAGCGCAGCGATTACGCTCGCTGATCCGCAGGGTAGCTATACCGTCAGCCCGTTTGTTTATCATAACGATTAGTGGCTAGGAGGTAATGAATTATGGCTACTCTACCTAGTGAACGTGTGGCGGTGGTTGCCACGATTGATCCGGATGCGAACGCTGCCGGCGCGCTCACGAGTGACTGGGCGTCGATGGAAGATTTTAGCGAGATGATGGCTGTCGCGATGGTTGGCGCGCTTGGTACTTCGGCTACTGTTGATTTTAAGTTGCAGCAGGCAACTGACAGCAGCGGAACGGGCGCGAAGGACATCAGCGGCAAGGCTATTACGCAGTTAACGCAGGCTGGTACGGACGACGACAAGCAGGCGGTTATCAATGTTAATGGCGCTGACCTTGATGTTGCTAATGATTTTGATCATGTGGCGATGGTTTTGACTACGGCCACGGCTACTAGCGATAGTGGTGCGGTGCTGCTTGGCATGCGGCCGCGATATGGGCCGGCTAGTGACTATGATCTGGCTTCGGTCGACGAGATAGTCTAGGGGATTGTTGAGGGTGTTCGGGTAGGGGTTGGCTCAACCAACCCCTGCCGATCTTATGCACGACACATCAATGGACATGATGGGCCGGCACTTGAACCGGGTTGATTTAACTGGTAAGCGTGTGTTGGACATCGGCAGTCTCGATCTTAATGGCAATTATCGGGGGTTGATTGAGGGACGTGGCGGGGACTATGCCGGCCTGGATCTTGTTGGGGGCCAGAATGTGGATGTGATAGCTCGCGGTTCTTATGACTATCCGATTGATTCTGGTAGTTTGGATGTGGCCATTAGTGGCTCAGTTATGGAGCATGTGGAGGCCCCGTGGTTGTGGGTGCCTGAGTTGGCCCGGATGTTGAGACCGGCTGGGTTTTTGGCGATCGTTACGCATTGGCAATGGGAAATTCACCGGTTTCCGGTGGATTGTTGGCGGTTTTTGCCGGATGGTATGAATTATTTGCTTGAGCCTGATTTTGATCGGATTGAGATCACGTTGGATGATGATGGCACTATCGCGGCTTCGGCATTTAGGAGATAGGTTATGAAAGTGACGGCACGAAGATATTTTGTTCACGAAAGTGTAAGTTATGCGCCAGGCGATGAGGTGCACAATATGAGTGATGCCGATGTACTGTATTATGCCGGCCTGGGGCGTATGGCGACGGTGCGAATTGAGGAAGAGGAAGAAAAGAAAACGGCCGGCGAGAAGACCGCACGGAGCACTAAGAAGGCGAAGTAAGCATGGCTTACACGACTACTGTGGCTGTAAAAACTTATTTGGGCATTACGGGAAGCGGTGACGACACGCTTATTGATGGCCTGGTTACGTATGCTCAGCAGATTATCGATAGCTATACGCACCGAATGTTTGAGGCCGGCAGTGATTCGACGCGCAACTTTGATGCGGTGAGGGATGTAGAAGGGCGCTGGTTGCACCTTGATGAAGACTTGGCTGCGATCACGACCGTGACAAATGGTGACAGTACGGTGGTTGCCAGCACGAAGTATGTGACGGAACCGAGAAATGAGACGCCGTACTATGCGCTTAAGTTGAAGTTGGATAGTGACTTGGTGTGGACGTATAGCGATGCGAATGAAGATGCGATTTCGATTGTCGGGAAGTGGGCGTATAGCGAGGCCGCGCCAGATGATATTGTGCATGTGGCGATTCGTTTGACAGCGTGGTTGTATCAACAGAAGGATGCACCGTTTGAACGCACGGCAACGCCGAGTTTGGGGATTGTGACAGTGCCGGCTGATTTGCCGCGAGACATCAAGATGCTACTTGAGCCATATCGAAAGTTGGCTAGCTATTAATGCCGCTTGAAGACATTCTGCCTCGGCTCAAAACGATCAACAGCGGTGTGTCTGGCATATCCACGGCCTTTGATCATGACGACATACCGCAGTCGATTCAGACTGCCGACTTGCCAGCGGTCATGGTGTATCCAACGCCAAGCCAGATCAATTATTCGGCCGCGCAACAGGCTCATATCGAGCATATTGTTTTGATGGATGTCTATGTTGCGCCGCGCAGTCGCCGGCCATTACGCGAGCAGTTGAGTGACGCTGTGCCATACGTCGACTTGTTTGTCACAGAATACGCGGATGCTATGCGGTTGAATGATCTGGATTCTTCGACGCCTGAAACAGACGAATATATAGCGCAGTTGCAACAATACGAAATTGGTGAATTGGAATTCGAGGGCGACAAATTCTATATTGGCGTACGCTTTACACTCCAGGTGCATGAGCATACGCACAAGACAACCGGTACATGATCGACTTCGTGATCGTCAGCTACAACTCGCTTGAATATCTACCAAACGTATACCGGCAGATTCAGAAGAAGTTCGACGATCCGGATGTCACGATTCTGGATAATGCGAGCACGGATGGATCACAGAAGTGGCTTAACAAGCTGAAGAGGGCACGGGTATTGTATCGGCTAGACAATATAGGTTATGCGCCGGCAGCCAATAAGGCTTCTGAGTACGGGATTAATGAATACATATGTTTCATGAATCCCGACATTGATTTCACGTGGTTTGCCATTCAGGGCGCCTTGATTGAGCTTGATGACCCAGACGTGGTCATTGCAAG